TTTATGAAACACTACGGCGACATCTCCCAGATGGATGGAGGGAAGATCGAACCTGTGGACATTATTCCCACCACGCACCGCTTCACCAGCAGCTACTCGGATTTTGTGACCCGATACACCGCTGTATCTTCCACGAACATGATGTCCGAAATTGCCGAGTATTACGCTCTGGCTGTGGATGACGGTCTGACCATGAATCTAGGCGTGAACCCCATGCTCCAGTTCGGTTTGAAGACCACTCGTGAGAAGCTGCTGACCAACATCCTGAACTGCGTGGCGAAAGTCAACTATGTACCGTTTGATTCCACCACCATTGGCAATCCTGCCTTTGATCCCGGCGATGTGGTGACTTGCACGGGCGGTCATGCGGACGAGACCAAAGTCAGCTGTATCACCAGTATCACCTACAACATCGGTGGCAAACACGCTATCAAGTGCGTGGGTAAGAACCCCAGACTGGCCCATGCCAAAAGTAAGAACGACAAGAACATCATCGGTCTGCTAAACCAGGTGGAAGCGGGTAAAACCGTTGTGTACAGCTTTGTCAACGTGGCTCCCATCACCATCGGCCAGACAGCCACAGAGATTCTGGCCATTACCTTTACCTCAAAAGAGGAAACCTCCGCGTCCTTTCTGGCGGAGGTGCTTTTGACCATTGATGCGCCGGAGTATTCACGCATTGTAGAAGGCACCGCAGTGACCACAGACTCCACTGGCGCGGAGACTACCTCCACGGTGTCCTTTTCCTTCACGGACAAGGAAAAACCGGATCTGAAGGTCACCTACAAAATGAACAATGAGGAGCTGGATACCTTTTACCCAACTCACACCTGCATTGACGGTCGATACATTCTGACGCTGTTTCTGCCCATCCCGCAGGTGGTAGCCAACAGCGAAAACACGCTGGCAGTATTGCTGGAAATGAGCAGTGGCTCGGCAAGCATTGGTGAGGCACAAATCCGTGCCACCGTCAGCGGCCAGGGCCTGGTTGCTGGTCTGGGTGAATGGAACGGTCGTTGTAACTTCACAGACCACATTTCCCGTATCGAAATCCCGGACGCTGAGTTTGGCATCTTCGGTCTGGAGGATGAACTGGTTGTTGAGTTCCCGATTCATGAACCTTATGTAATTCAGCAGAATATCGGCAGAATTGTATTCCCCGATACGCCCTTTGGATACGATCTGCTGAACAGCCTTATTACCGTGGATGAGATTTATAAGACCTTCACCATGGATAAGCAGTTCCCCGGTGAGTACAACCCCAACGTCATCGCAATCAAATACACTGGAGCATTCTACATGATGAATGACGTCACCGTGTCCGGCACAGCTGATACCGTCAACTACGGCCAGCTACAGCGTTTGGACATCGACACCACACCCTATTCCAGCATTGACAGTATCGAGGTGAGCCTATGCTGATTGATCCTACCCTTTACAACTGGAGTCAGACGGCTCCCATCATCATTAGCCTGGAAGCCTTGGAGCAGGAGGTTGCTTCGGCTGTGCCTGTGCGGATCTACAAAGTCAGTGGAACCGCGCAGGTTTCCTTTTACGAGGACGCAGAAAGAACCAAGCTGGTGTATTCAGGGGCGCTGCCCTGGAAACCTGCTGAGCCTGTGGCCTGCGATGGGCTGTATGTGGTCAGCGATACCCTGACCGACCTGAAAGTGGTCGCAGAGGCTGGTGTTCGGAAGATCGACTTCACGCCGTACCTGGACACCACCTCTGGCATGACTGCTATCAGCAGTGCCTACAACGATGACAGCTACTATACCGCCACGGGTCTCAGCACCTTTAAGTTCAACGGCAAGTCTGGCTCCACCATCTATATTTCCAGCAACCATTACATTGGTTTCGGCAGCAACACGGAGCATATTAAAATCCTGCGCCGAGATGGCTGCTCCACCTATATCCGCAGACAGGCTGGCACCTTTGATGACGGTACTTCCTTCGTGAAGATTCGCTTCGAGGGTTACACCGTTTACAGCAACCGTGTGGCATCCAACCGTCTTATTTTTGAGCTGTTCATCCTTTCCAACAACGATATGTTCCTCAACATGATTACCACACCCACCAGTGGCAACACTGGCACATCCCAGTTGGTGGCAAGCTCCACTACAGATTTGAACCTCTTTGACGGTGCTGGCGGGGGTCCTGTGGTCAGCTTCTATCACAAGGACAACTACGGCTACAACTGGGATGTGGCGTATGCAGACTATGAAGCGACTGCCGCATACACGCCCTTGTACCTGGTGAAGCAGGGTGACAAGCTCTACACCGTTACAGATGGGGCGCTGGTGGAGATCCCCGAAACTGAGCCAACCGCAGCGGTATTCGTGGAGTATGGTGTATCTGAAGCACCTGCAAGCGAACTGCTGGTGCCGTTGGGAAACCACTCTGTTTACTGCTGGTCTTCCGGGGATGTCGGGAAAAAGCTACAGGGCGACCTGGTGGCGTACCCTCATCCCAGTGCAATTGAAGCCGTGGCTGACATGAGCCACCCGTCCATTCTGGGGTTGAGCCTCATGACCGCAGACTTTTCTGGGAATGTAACTGTGTCCATCTCGTTAGATGACCGGGTTTCCTGGTCGGAGGAAGTGGCTCTTTCGGACTGGCTGAACAACAATCTGGACGAGTTGTTTAACAGCCTGCCGGAAAGTAAGCGGCTGTACCTTCGCTTCATCCTCCATGATGACGCAACCATCTCCCGATTCAAAATTACCTACATCAACTCGTAAAGGAGGAGACCCATGCTCAAGGGTACTATGAAAATTGAACTGACCGATGTGCATACGGGCAAGACAGAAACCGTTCTGGAGCAGAATATGGTCACCAACCAGCTCTCCAACATCTTCCGGCACATGGGTTACTGCAAAGACCCGGACAAACTGCTGACGGACTGGGCACCCCACTACAAAACCCTGTTGGGTGGCCTGCTGTTATTCGATACTCCCATTGAGGAAGAGCCCGATATGGTGTATCCGCCTGCGGAGGCGAACCTGGTGGGCTGCGCCGTCTACAATATGCAGAACAGTACCACCAACACTGTCCGGGGAGGCTACAACGCCACTGAAAGTGAACTTAATACTGCCAACGGCTACATGAAGTATGTGTATGACTTCACCACCGCCCAGGCTAACGGCACCATTGCCTGTGCCTGTTTGACCCATGTTAATGCCGGATACAGCGGTTACGGCGGCAAGGATGTAGCAAATCTGTCCTCCACACCCGTGCTGGGGCTCTCCATTGATACCGGTGCTATGCAGTATGTTTACACAAGCTATACGGGTGGCACTACAGGTGACCACTATTCTGGTATCACAATTGGTACTACCGAGATTCTCTTCCTCATCGACCCGGAAAACGATTGTGCCTACTATTTCCGTCTCAATAGTGCAACGGGAATCACCATTGTCAAACGCAGAGCCCAGATGCGTAGCATTTCGGTTCTGAGTAGCCCTCGTACCACCAAGCCCATTCTGGAGAGTTTTACCCTGTCACTGAACACATCTATCCCCACATCCTACCTCAGCTGGAACTTCGACCCCGCCACCAACGCTTTGTACATCTGCGGATCGTCTGCCAGCTACAAGGCCGCAAACACATCTTTTCTCATTACAAAGATTGCGTTTGAAACCTGGACGGTGACCCAGTACAACATGAGCAATACGACTGGTGTACAGATTACCACCAACGGTACTCGTTTCTGCTTCTGCCATGACGGCTTTGCCTATGTCAAAAGCTATAACAGCCCTTATGAGGTGTACAAGCTGGAAATTGGTAACGCCGCTAACGTGACAAAGATGAACCGGAATGGGTTTACAGTCAGTGGCTATCCGATATTCGCAATTAATGGCCGTGTTTACTATGAAAGTTACGATGACCAGCTTCGTATCGTGAACTCCCATAACAACGAGGTGCTGAGTACCGAGGCAATCCGAATCTGCTCTGGTGACCGTTACCAGGCATCGTACACGCCAATCAGAAATGACAAATCCCTGTTCTATGTCAGTGCGGGTAATTACACTACCTACGGCTTTTGCATCATGACCAATTATCTGGCCACCATCAACAACCTGGCTGAACCTGTTACCAAGACGGCAGACAAGACCATGAAGGTAACCTACATCATCCAGGAACAGTAAATTATGCGGCTATCTCCGTTTTGGGGATAGTCGTATTTTTATATCAAACGAGGAGGAACAAGCTATGGATCTCACGACCCTTGCGGCAACGATCACGGCACTGGGCGTTGTGTTCGGTGCGATTTTTGCCGCACACAAATGGTTTCTGAAACAGGAAAAGCAGGATGCCGATATCAAGGCCATTAAGGAGGAGCAGACCGTGCTGGTACACGGTGTGCTGGCTTGCCTTATGGGTTTGAAGGAGCAGGGCTGCAACGGTCCCGTGACGGATGCCATCAACGCAATCGAGAAACACATCAACAAACAGGCTCACAAGTAAAGGAGGAACCTACTATGACCAATTTCACCGACATCACCACCATCCCCGCACTGGCTGCCATCGTGTACACCATCATCGACATCGCCAAGACCGCTATGGGCGGCGACCAACGCTTCAAGCGCTTCATCCCCCTGATCGCCTGCATTCTGGGCGCAATCTGCGGTGTGGTTGCTTTCTACTTCGTCCCCGGCGTTCTGGACACTCAGAATCTTCTGGTGGCCCTTGTCCTGGGCGCAGCCAGCGGTCTGTCCGCTACCGGTGCTAACCAGATCGGCAAGCAGCTGACCCATACCACTACTGCGGAGGAATAACCAATGAACCTGCACAAGCTTTTCTTAACTGAAAACGCCTGCTACAAGGCAGGCAGAACCATTACCGTCAAGGGTATCATGGTTCACTCCACCGGGGCCAACAATCCCAGCTTGAAGCGGTACGTTGGCCCCAACGACGGTCTCCTGGGCGAGAACAAGTATAACAACCACTGGAATACAGATCGCCCCGGCGGTCGCCAGGTCTGCGTCCATGCCTTCATCGGCAGACTGGCAGACGGCACCGTTGCCACGTACCAGACACTCCCATGGAATCACCGGGGCTGGCACGCTGGTGGCTCTGCCAACAACACCCATATTGGTTTCGAGATTTGCGAAGACGGTCTCACGGACAGCACCTATTTCTCCCAGGTGTACCGTGAGGCCGTTGAACTTTGTGCCATGCTCTGTAAGGAGTTCGGCCTGACTGAGCAGAATATCATCTGCCACAGCGAGGGCTACAAGCAGGGTGTGGCATCCAACCACGGTGACGTTATGCACTGGTTCCCCAAGCACGGCAAGAGCATGGATACCTTCCGTGCTGATGTAAAGGTTCTGCTGGAGGGTAAAGAGGAAACTACCGCTCCTGTTACCGGCAAGGATGCCGAGGCCACCATCTGGGAGTACCTTTTTGCCAAGCTGGGCAATGCCTACGGTACCGCTGGTCTGATGGGCAACCTCTATGCCGAGTCCGGATTGAACCCCACCAACCTGCAGAACACCTACGAAAAGAAGCTGGACTATACTGATGCTACATACACCGCTGCGGTGGACGATGGCACCTACGATAATTTCGTGAAGGACTGTGCTGGTTACGGCCTTGCCCAGTGGACATACTGGAGCCGGAAGCAGGGACTGCTGGAGCTGGCCAAGGCGGAGGGCAAGTCTATCGGCGATCTGTCCTTGCAACTGGATTACATCTGGAAGGAATTGTCCGAGGGCTACGGCAAACTGCTGAAGACCCTCCAGACCGCTACCTCCGTTACCGAAGCATCCACTGCCGTGCTGACCCAGTACGAACGGCCTGCTGATCAGGGTGAAGCTGTCCAGGCCAAGCGGGCAGCGTTCAGCCAGACCTACTTTGACAAGTACGCCCCCAAGCCTACTCACCCTGAAAGGCTGACCACCGGATTCTATCGCGTGCGTAAGACCTGGGCGGACAAGAAGTCCCAGCTGGGGGCTTACCGCATCCTTTCCAACGCAAAGGGCAAGGTGGACAAGAACCCCGGCTACTTTGTGTTCACGGAGGACGGCACCGCCATCTACCCCGTGGAAAGCAAGAAGAAGGAAAGCTACACCATCCACACCGTTGTCCCCGGAGACACCCTCTGGAAGATCTCTGAGCGGTATCTGGGTAAGGGCATCCGGTACACGGAGATCCGTGAGCTGAACGGCCTGACCTCCAACATCATCTACCGTGGTATGAAATTGAAGATCCCCAACTAAGCAAGAAGCCTATCGAGAATTTTCTCTCGGTAGGCTTCTTTTTTTATGCTCTTTTTTCCAAAACGGCTCCTTTATCCGCAGTGCTGAGTGAGGATACCGGCCTCAGACTGGAGGACCCACTATGACAAACTATGAAAAAGAGCAGATCAAGGCCCTGCGTCTGCAGGGGCATGGCTATGTAAAAATCGGGCAGATGCTCGGACTTTCCAATAACACCGTCCGTTCCTTCTGCCGACGCAACGGACTGGACGGAGATACCCCGAAGAACACCGTCTTTTGTCAGCACTGCGGAAAGCGCATCAAGGTTGTTCCCAAGCGGAAACCCAGAAAGTTCTGCTCGGATGCCTGCCGTACCGCCTGGTGGAACAGCCACCTGGACTGCGTTAACCGAAAGGCTGTTTATGACTTCACCTGCGCCTGCTGCGGGGAAGCCTTTACCGCCTATGGGAATCGAAACCGCAAGTATTGTTCCCACCGCTGCTACATTGCAGGGCGTTTTGGAAAGGGGTGTGCCACAAGTGAATGATGCCTATCGTGCCAAGCTGGAGCGGTATCTTGCCTCCATGCTCCAGGCAAAACGGATGCTTGAAATGGGGATTCTAACCTCGGAAGATTACGCTCATATTGATACAATTATTGCCAAAAAACACGACATTTCTTCGTGTAGTTTATATCGCGGGATCGACTTGATATACGATGGCTTCAGAGGTAATATGTCACACTACAAGGAGGTGACGAAATGCCCAGAACAATAACCATCGTACAAAGACCACCAAAACTAACCCAGAAAAAGCGTGTTGCAGCCTATGCCCGTGTGTCCAGCGGCAAGGATGCCATGCTCCACTCGCTGTCCGCACAGGTCAGCTACTACAGCAGTCTGATTCAGAGCCACGAGGATTGGCTCTACGTCGGTGTCTATGCCGACGAGGCCAAGACTGGCACAAAGGATTCCAGAGAGGACTTCCAGCGGCTGGTTGCTGACTGTCATGCTGGTAAAATCGATATGGTGATCACCAAGTCCATCTCCCGCTTTGCGAGAAACACGGTTACACTTCTGAAAACCGTCCGTGAACTCAAAGCGCTGGGGGTGGACGTTTATTTTGAGGAGCAGAACATCCACACCATGAGCGGTGACGGCGAGCTGATGATGACCATCTTGGCATCCTACGCCCAGGAGGAAAGCCGATCTGCCAGTGAGAACCAGAAATGGCGCATCCGGGCAAACTTCAAAGAGGGGTTGCCCTGGAACGGCACGGTGTTGGGGTATCGCATCGTGGACGGTGTCTATACACCGCTGGAGGATGAAGCTGAGCTTGTTCAGCTGATTTACTCCCTCTACATCAACGGCTGGGGTACTTACAAAATCGCCAAGCATCTCAACAAAGAGGGGTATCGAACACGACGCGGTAACGAGTGGTCCCAGCATTCCCTTCAGCGACTGCTGACCAATTATTCTTACACGGGCAATTTGATGCTGCAAACTACCTTTATCGAAGACCACATCACCAAGAAAGGGTGCATCAACCAGGGTCAGTTGCCTATGTACCATGCAGAGAACAGCCACGAGCCAATCATCCCCATGGCCGAGTTCCAAGAGGCACTGCAAGTCCGCAAAGAACGCGCCGAGATTTACCGCCATGAGGCTGACTACACTATCGTTTATCCCTTCCGGGGCAAGCTGCTGTGTATGGACTGTGGGAAGCATTATCGCCGCAAAAAAGTGCGCAGAGGCCCCGTCTGGATCTGCGCCACTTACAACAGCAAGGGGAAAGCATTCTGCCCAACCTCAAAGGCAATCCCGGAGGAAACACTCATGGCAGTCACCGCCAGGGTACTTGGTACCGACAGCTTCGATGGTGACCTGTTTCGGGAGCGCGTTGAGCGGATCGAGGTTGGGACGGAAAACCGACTGACTTACGTCTTAACGGACGGTAC